AGACATTCTTCCATCAAATTTACATTGTTCTTTCATAATTCCTAAGTTTTAAGTTATTATTCATATTCATTCATCAATGCACTTAACAAGGATTCCGTCTCGGTTACTTTTCCATCCAAAACAGAATCTAATATTTTACGTTTCTTATCAATCAATTTTGCAATACGTTCTTCAATGGTTTCACTAGCCAGTAAGTAATGAATATTGACTGAGTTCTTTTGTCCAATACGGTGAACCCTATCTTCAGCCTGTACCAAATCTCCAGGCGTCCAAGGCAACTCGATAAAGGCTACATTACTAGCCGCTGTTAATGTTATCCCTACTCCGGCTGCCTTTATGTTACCTACAAACAAACGTACGGTAGAGAGCTTCTGAAACGAGTCTACAGCCAGTTGACGATTCTTACCAGTTACGGATCCATCAACCTTAACTGCTATCTTTGGAAATGCTTTCATCAACTCTTCAATAACAAATTTATGAGTAGCAAAGACAACCAGCTTTTCATCAGATTCCAAAAAGTCCCGAATCCAATTAATACATTGTTTCAGTTTACCTTTTACTGCTAACTGTTTCAGCCCTTCAATCTCTGCCAGTGCCTGAGCGTTGCTAGCCCTTACGGCAGCTTCTTTACCTTTGTATTGCCTAACAAAAGAAATGAAATTGGTTTCAGCAAAGTTATATTCCTCCACGTTATCCAATTCAATAGGAATATAAGAGTGAACTTTGTCAGGCAAATCAGGAAGTACATCTTTTTTCAACCTACGCAGCATAATGGTATTGGTAAGTTTGTAATTTAGTTCTTCTGTATTACTTGCTCCACTAACATCATAACCAAATCCATTATATTTACGAGCACAATACTTTTCAGTATAATCCCATTGGCTAGGGAATATAGTACGGTCAATTATATTTACAGCATTGTATATTTCAATAGGTCGGTTTACGATAGGTGTTCCGGACAAGCCAATAACATGAGGAATAAATTTACCAAGTTTCTTAACGGCTTTGGTACGTTTGGCTTGATTGTTTTTGATGTAATGTACTTCATCCAGGATCATTACTTGAGGTCTGATTTTCTTTATTTTTTCAGTCCAAGCATGAAGGATATCATAATTAATAATAACAATATCACCAATTATTTTATAAGGAGTTGTTCCACTAAGTATTTGAATATAAGTTGTTCTGTCATCAGACATCCAAATATTTATTTCCTTTTCCCAATTCAATTTTAAAGAGGCAGGAACAACAATTATAACAGGACTCAACTCAGGATGTAATTGTAACCAAGCCAATGCCTGAATGGTTTTACCCAAACCCATCTCATCAGCAATCAATGCTCTACCACGTTTAGCTTCCAGGAAACCAACTCCTTTTTCTTGGAATGGATACAACGTACCTTTCAACCCAGGCACCGCGATGCTTTCTATATCGTCAACATGAACCTTACTCTTTTGTAGGAAGGATAACAGGGGAGGATCAACCGTGAATTTCCATTCCAATAACATTTCAACGGCATCAATACTCAGTGGACAAGCCCAAAACTTACCTTCTGAGTGGTATTGACGGCCGGGTAGAGTACGAACCCGATCTAAGTCATCATAGGAAAAAGGGAATGTGACTTTGATTTTAGGTTGTACGGATTGACCGATTGTGGTTAGTGTGGCTGAGCGGGGTTTCATTATTCAGTTTTTTTAGAGCATTCATATAATATTTCTCCTTCAGAAGTAATAATGGAAATAATATAATCACAACCATCTCCGTTTACTTCATCAATTTTTTCTATTAATTCTTTAGTAATTAATCCTATTTCTAAATCATCCAAACTATATAAATGATTTCTGTGGATACTAATTAGTTTTTGTTTAAGACTACCTCTGTGGTATTTAGCAACTCCACTGTTTTTAAAATAACCTTCAAAAGAAACAAATAAGGTTTTCATAATTCCTAGTTTTTAGTTTGTAATAAAATTTGTGGCTTCGGTTGGATTCGAACCAACTCCCTTCCGGGTTCCTGACCTCTCACTGGGCTATCATCCAATGGAGCTAAGCCGTGGATTCATTGTTTTACTTTTTTAAATTCTTTGGTTTGTTGGAGGGTCATATAAAAATCCTGTGCAATTAATATCAATATAACTTCAATTAATGAATGATTTTTTGTTATATTAATCCAAATCAGTTTTCCAAGTTCTTCATTTTTACAATGTATTCTGAAGGAAGGAGTTACATTTTGTATTATAAGTTTACGATAATATTTTGCTTTCCTGATTAGTTCATTTTTGTCTGACCAACTAATATAAGCACTAAAATGATTTATTTTTGATGCCCTTAAATATTGTTCGTCTATGAAAGTCCTTAATTTATGAGTTTCCATGATTTCTAATTTTGAGTTTTATGGCCTCCACATTTGATCGTCATGCATTTCTTGAGATATTAATCCCATTTCTAAAAGCTTCTTAGCATATATTTTTCTTATTCCAGAATGTTGCATTCTTAATAAACTATCAATGGAGTAGTTTTTAAGTTCTTTACGGGTTACTGGATTGTTATAATGTAAAATGTTTGAGATCATTCTGCCTCTGATATTTTTTTCAGCCTTTTCTTTGTTTATTAAAGCGTTTCTTTCGATTGTTTCCATGGTTTCTATTTTTTTAGTTTGTAATTATGGTATAAATATAAAGTATTGTTTTCGTTATTCCTAATATTTTTAAGGTTATTTTTAAAAAAGTTTTAAATATATTTTATAATATGGTATAAATAAGTATAAATCAACAAGTTAAAAAATAAATAAAATTAGATTAGGTTATAAGAAAAATTAAAATTATTATTATATCAGTAATAAAACCTCGATTTTATGACTCGCACCCGATTTTCCAATGGTAAAAAAGCAATGAAACGGACAAAAAAGCCAGTAAAATGGAATAAAGATCGTATCCGTCAGGCTTTTACATTTGCCTTACTATATGGAGCAACAGATGAACAGATAGCAATATCAATGGATGTAAGCGTACAAACTATTGATTATTGGAAACGTACAAAACCTGAATTTAGAGAAGCATTACAAGCCGGCAAAGACCAAGCCGATGCAAGAGTAGCAGAAGCATTTTATAAAGCAGCTTGTGGATATAGTCATCCAGATGTAGATATTAGAGTAGTAAATGGAAGGATAGTAAAAACAAAAATAACAAAACATTACCCACCCAATGCCTATGCCGGTAATAAATGGTTGACCATTCGTCAACGGGAAAAATGGGCAGAAATAAACAATGAAATTCCATCAGTAGTTAATTTAACTCAGATTAATTTATCAGGATTTACAAAGGAAGAAAAGTTACTGATAGAAAAACTTGGTATGTTAGAGAAATACGGAGACACAGAATATTTACCATCTCATAATGATTGATACAATAGAACGAGTAAAATCAAAACAGGAGAGAGCCAGGGAAGCAAAGGGGTCTCCATTTAAAGTTCGAAGGGATATAAATGATGAATCATTATTTGAGTTTATTAAATATTTCTGGCCGGAAGTTTGTAATGAAGAGTTTAAACCAAATTGGCATATAGAAAAAGTATTATGTCCAGAGTTAGAAAAAATAGCTTACCGAGTAGCCAATAACTTACCAAAACTTTATGACCTTGTATTTAATGTCCCACCAGGCACAACTAAAACAATGACTATTAGTATAATGTTCCCGGTGTGGTGTTGGACTAAGTGGTTTAGGATGCGATTCATTACAGCGAGTCATTCAGCTCCTTTAGCATTAGAGTCAGCAGAGTATAGTCGAGACTTAATACGTAGTGATAGATTCAAAGCAGTGTACCCGGAATTACACATTAAAGAGGACAAAGACGCTAAAGGAAACTTTAAAGTAGTTAAGGAAGTTCAAGTATTTCCAGGACGGACTCCTCAGGTATTACAAGGTGGTAACAGATACAGTACATCAGTTGGTGGATCAGCTATTGGATTTCATGGACATATTAATATATGGGATGACTTGATTGATCCTTTAGAAGCTGTGAGTGAAGTGAAAATGGCTACAGCTAATTATTTTCTGGATCATGTATTGTCAATGCGTAAAGTAGATAAAAAGGTTACAACGATAATAGGTATTATGCAGCGGCTACATCAGAATGATCCAACCGGGCATCTTTTAAATAAGAAAGATAAAAGGCTTCGTCATATTAGTTTGCCTGGTGAAATTCGTAATTATCGTGAACAAGTTAAACCAAAGGAATTAATTAAGTATTATAAAAAGGATTTACTGGATCCTGTTCGTATGGATTGGGATGTGTTGAAAGAAACAATGGCGGACTTAGGACAATATGGGTATGCCGGTCAGGTAGGACAGAAACCAACACCACCTGGAGGAGGGATGTTCAAGGTAGATCATTTTATGATGGTACAGCGGTTACCTGATAGAGTAGAGTATGTACATACGGTTAGATATTGGGATAAGGCAGGTTCAGATGGTAAAGGGGCGTTTACGGTAGGTGTTAAGATGTCTAAGCTAATACATGGCCATTATATAATAGAGGATGTAAAACGTGGGC